CTACTTCCAGCAGGTGGGCGGCATCGACTGCAAGCCGCTGACCGGCGAGATCACATACGGTCTGGAGCGGCTGGGGGTGTGGTTCGCCCGGGTGCGGGACACCCTGCCGGGAAACCTGACACTCCCGCCGGATCTGGCGGAGGGGATTCGGGGGGTGGCCAAGGTCGCCCCCGAGCTGGACGGGGTGCTGGCCGAAACCGGCGCCATCACCCGGGAAGACCTGTTCCGGCTGCGGTCGGACCTGAACCTGCACGCCACCGACCTGATGGCCACCCCGGGCCAGCGGCTGCGGGGTAACCGGGTCGGCCAGGTATCGGCCCAGCTGGACGAGTTCATCCGGGAGCAGCTCGGGCCGGACATGGCCAAGGAATGGAAGGACGCCCGGGAAGGCTGGCTGTTCGGACAGCTGATGCAGAAGCCGGGGGTGATGCAGCCGGACGGGTCGATCAGCTGGCGGACCATGCGGGGCGTGCTGTCCCGGGAGATGCCGGACGCGTACCGGCTGACCCTGGAGGGCCCGCGGCGGAACCTGTCCCCCGAGGCGGCCGACTTCATGGACGGCATCCGCTGGGCCAATGCGTTCGGGGACCTGGTGCCGAACAGCGGCACGGCGACCCGGCAGGCGGTCGGCAAGCTGTCGGTCCGGGACCATGCGAAGGCGGTCATTCTGCGGCGCTACATCCAACGGGAACGGGACCGGCTCGCCGCGGAAGCCGCCGCCCGGGGAGCTGCGACACCGTGACCATTGACCCGAATGCCCTGTGGTTCGCCGTGGTGGTCGCGGTGGTGACCGGTGGCGGGGCCCTGCTGATGCAGCGGCTGGCGGCCATCGAGCGGGTGCTGACCCGGCACGGCCTGAAGCTGGTGCGGATCGAGACCAAGCTGGGCATCCCGGACCAGGCGGATGACGCTTAGAGAAGCCCGCTGCGAGTTCAGCCGCGGGGTCGGCCAGCTGCTGGTCTGGGCGTTCCAGAACGGCTACCCGGTCGCCCTGGGCGAGGTCGAGCGGGACAGCCGGGTGGCGGCCCTGAACGCCCAGAAGGGCGTCGGCATCAAGAACAGCCTGCACATCGTCGGGCTGGCGGTGGACCTGCGGCTGTACCGGGACGGCGTCTATCAGGAGCTGACCCCGGCCTACGAGCCGCTGGGCCTATACTGGGAAGGGCTCAACCCGCACTTCTGCTGGGGCGGACGGTTCGGGGACGGCAACCACTTTTCACGCACATGGGAAGGGCGGAAATGAACCTGACAGGGAAAAAGACCTACATCGCGGCCGTGCTGCTGCTGGCCTACCAGGCCTACACGGGCGACTTCGCGTCGGCCATGGGCACGTTCAACAGCCTGGTCGGCCCGCTGCTGATGATCCTGATGCGGAAGGTCACGAAGACGCCGCCGGCGGTGTAGCCAGCGGCAGCTGAAGCTGTCCGGCTCCAGCCCGCCGCCGGCAATTGGCGGCCCACCGCAGCAGGGTGAAGGCGAACGCCTGACCGCGCCGCCGGCGGGCTTCCGCCAGATGGACGCGGGCGCAGTGCAAGTTCAGCTCCCGCTCGGTCACGGCGCCTGGGCCTGGTAGTCCCCCGGGTAGCAGATCACCTCGGACGGCGCCGACTCGTTGCCGTGCGTGTCGTAGGCGGTGACGTAGAAGCACGTCCCGGGCTGGCGCAGGTAGGCCGGCAGGCGGATCCGGGTGGTGGTCTTCGGCAGGGTCCGCCACAGCTTCCAGTCGGTGACACCGCCGGGCGAAACGGGCCCGCTGACCAGCGCCTGCGCCTGGGGAGTGGGCGTCAGGAGCTGCTGGCCGGATCGGTACAGGAGGAACAATCCGCACCCGACCGCGACCAGCAAGATCAGCGGGCCCATAACCTTCATCATCCCGTGCGCCCCTCGTTCCGCTTCCGGTGCACCACGAGCTTGACCTCCCGGGACAGCGTGGCCACGTCCGCTTCGGATCGTAGCACCCAGACCGGCGCCGGTGCATGGCGGGCCTCGAAGGCGGTCTGATCTTTATCGATCCGGTTCCTGCCCTCGACGTTCTTGACCTCGGCCAGGTGCCAGTGGCCGTTGCGGGACAGGAGCAGGTCGGGCAGGCCCTTGCCGGACAGGCGGGTGACCTGGAACCCGCACAGGTACAGGGCCTTGATGATGGCCTGCTCGTTGGCGTCCCGCTTCGGATTGTGGCGGGCCAGGCTCATGACACACCCGCCCGCCTGGTGCCCTGCAGGATGGCGGCCACGTAGTGCCGGCTGACGCCGTACCGGCGCGCCAGCTGCTTGTTGGTCAGGGTCCGGCGCAGCTCGGCGGCTTGCCGGATCGCCCGCACCTGGTCGTCGGTCAGTCGCGGCGGCGGACCTTTCATGGCAGCAACCGGTACAGGTGGGCGGCGTGGCCGAGCGAGCCCGGCACGGTGCGGGCGGTGCGTTCCAGGTGCCCGCGGTTCTGCAGGTTGGACAGGGCCCGGCGGGTCGAGCCCAGCGGCCAGTTCGGGTTCATGTACTTGTGGACCTCCTCGGCGGTGTACAGATGGGTGGGGTGCTGCCGCCACCAGTCCAGTACCTGGTCGTCCTGGCGGCGGGCCTGCGCGGTGCGGTCCCAGACCTCGGCCGGCGGCAGGGTGACGGTGGGGTGGTAGCTCACGTACCCAGCTCCACTGGCAGCGCGATCAGGCAGAGGAGGAGGGCGCGGGTCATGGCTTCCATCCTTCCCTGTGCGCTAACCGGGATAACTCGCAGTTGGGCAGGTGCGTATAGACCCGGTGCTGTCGGCAGCAGACGCACTCCTGGGCTCTGGCGTAGTCCCACGCTTTTCTGGCAATGAACATGAGGTTATCGAACTCGCGCCGGAGACTGGCGACCTCTCCTCCTATGTCAATCTCTCTGCCAGTCTCGGACTCCGTTCTCCCCTGAGCCTTGTAGATGATCGTTTCCAGCGAGTTGATGGCTTTCGGCTTGGCAGTTCTCACCGCTCCCCCTCCCCGTTGATGGCCCGAACGAGAGCGACGAGGGCGGCTTTAAGCCTCGGCAGAACGCGCAGCAGTGCTTGTACTGAGCCCACCTTGCTCGCCTCATCCACCGCCTCGATCAGCTCGGCGAGCGATATCTCGATATAAGCCCCATCGTGCGGGTCATCGCCACGAGTTACCGGCCGCACCTCAACCTCAGTGTTCCGCAGCCGCTCCACAGCCCGCGCCAGTTCCTCCGGTTTCACGTCTGCTCTCCGTTGCTGATCTTGTCGAAGGCGGCAAGGGCTTGGCGAAGTACATGGCGACTTAGACCGTCGTAGAGCACCCCGTCATCTAGCGCCTGCCCTGCCGCCTTCACCACCGCATCGGCGGCCCGGACGAGGGCGGCTTGCTGCTTGGCGCTGTCCTGCGCTGCTGTATCGCCATCCTTCAGCATGAGCTGGGCCATAGCGGTCAACGTATTCCGCACATCGTTCAGCGTCACCTTGCTCACGTCTGCTTCTCCTTCTCGCTCGGGGTGAGAGCTGCGCCTTCGATAATCGGCCCTTCCGCCCGACCGATACGCATACCGATACCAAGGCCTCGACCGTATTCATCGACAGCGCGTTGTTCCAACTCCTCCACCCTCGCCCGCAACCGCTCGCACTCCGCCTTGAGTTCGTCCCGCTCGGCCGTCCTCTCCTCAAGCCGGGCGGCCATTTCGACCGCGGTTTGGAACTTGCCCGCCATGAGTTGCTCGTTGGCCCGCAGTGCTCCGCGCAGCTTGCCGACCTGAGCATCGAGCACGTCGTTCCTCGCTTCGACGGCCTCCCGATCCCGCAGCGCGGCGGCGATGGACGGCCACTGGTTGTGGAGGGCAACGATCCAGTCACGGTTAGCCTTGTAAGCACCGCCCGGCCTGACCCAAGTCTCAAACACCGCCAGTCCGTCGAACGCCTCGCCGACGGTCGGCTTGTCTGCCGGCCCCCGCCACTCCCCCGGCGTCGCCTTCTGGTACAGCGCCTCCAGTGCCTCAACGTCGGGGCACGGTACTGGCTTGAGGTCTGTCATGGCCCCGCTCCCGGCCAGACGATCCAGCCCTTGATGCTGGCGAACAGGATCGCCCACAAGAACGCCAGCAGGCAGATCAGGAACAGCAGATTCTTGGCCTGCCGGTCCTGGGCCTGTCGGGCCAGCTCGGCCTGGTACTCCTCCTGCAGCCGCTCCTGCCGGCGGAGCTGGTCGGACAGGCTGGACGGGCGCTGTGCCCGCTGTGCTGACCGTGGCATCTGGCACCGGCCGGCCGCCTCGCAGGTGGTGTAGCCCTTGTGTTCCCGGATCGCGCACCGGTCGGAATCGGGGCAGGTCACCATCGCCGGACCTCCCCCTTGGTCATCGGGCCGTCCCGGTCCGGGTCCAGGCTGCGCCGGACCTCGTCCAGCTGCTTCAGGGCGGCCATGTGCCGGAGCCACTTCGGGTCATCCCCGAGCTGCTCCGGGGTCTGACCGCAGCGGTGCTGGACGGCGGCGACTTGGCCGTACTGCCAGCGGAGCTCGGGCCGGCTCTGGTGGTGCCAGACCAGGGCGCCGCAGTCCGGGCAGGGCCCGCAGGTGGTGTCGGTCCAGCCCGGGTCGTGCAGGGCCACGGCCTTGCCGGCCGCCAGGGCGTCCAGGACCTGGGGGGAGGTGAAGCGGGCGGGTTCGATGCTGTGCATGGCTGTCCTCCTAGAGCGGGATCTTGTCATCGAACTCGGCGGGCGCCGCGGGGGCCACAGCCGGGGACGGGGCCGGCACGGGCCGGAGCCGGAGTCCACCGACCATCTGGCCCTGCATGGACACGGTCGGGTCGTTGAACACCTGGATGCGCCGGCCAACCATCTTGTCGGTCTCGGTCGTGCCGAATGCCGTGGCCAGGATCTGGCGGTTGATCTTGTTGAGCAGCATCGGCTTCATGCCGACCTCCACCCAGGAGCAGCAGGGCTTCTTCTCGCCGTTCTGCATCTCGGCAATGCCGAAGCCGGCGATGGTCAGCGTCAGCCCGTGGGCGGGAATGTCGGTCTTGGCAAGGTACTTGGAGGAGTTGAATGCGTTGAGGTCCATGCGCGGGTTCCTTGTGATGGCGAGAGGGGAGGGGAGGGCCGGATCTAGCTCTTGCGCCAGACCTCGACCCGGTGGTGCTTGTCGTCGTACTTGGTACCGATCTTGATGCCGAGCAGCTTGGCCTCCCGGTACACGTTGGTCCGGTACGCGCCCGGGTAGGTGAACCGGCCACCGACCTGGAGCCGGGCCAGCTGCTTGGCGATCGAGAGCGATGAAGTGTCTGACATCAATTGTCTCCATTGACTGATTGATGCTGCACCCTACCGCGTCTGTAGAAGGAAAGAAAGTACCGTTCGTCGGCTGGTAGCTACCGTTCGTCGGCTGTCGAGTTATCCACAGGCGGATGTCGGATAATGGGAGAGGGGGTAGGGGGTGAGGGTCCGGGCTCCGGGAAGGGTTTGTTAAAACCCTCCGGAAGTCCCCCGGAGGGGGATTTAGGGGGCGACCAGAACCAGTTCAGTACCAGATCAGATAAGATCAGAGCGGATGCGCTCGCCCCCCTGCCCCCCTCCGGGGGGTTCCCGGAGGAACTAAAGTTCCCCCAAGAGCCCGGAAAGCCAGGAACCGATGGCAGCCCGACTGAACCCGCGCCACAGCGAAATGGTGAGGTCCAAGATCCGGACCGTTCACCTCCTGAAACGCCTGTCAGATCATGTGGATGGCAAGGTCGAGATGACCCCCACCCAGGCCCAGTCAGCCCAGTTCCTGATCAGCATGGCGCTGCCCAAGCCGGTCCAGCAGATCGAGCAGACCGGTGAAATCACGATCCGGTGGAAGTCGTAATCCCCTATGACCCCCGCCCCCACCAGCGCCAGGCCTGGGACGCCCGGCAGCGGTTCAACGTGCTGGTGTGGCACCGCCGTGCTGGGAAGACGGTGTACGCCATCAACTGGCTGCTACGGCAGGTTCTGGAGTGCACCCGACCCAACCCCCGCGGCGCCTACCTCGCCCCCCTCTACAAGCAGGCCAAGCGGGTGGCCTGGACCCTGCTCAAGATCTACGCCGGGGTGATCCCGGGCGTGCGGTTCCTCGAGCAGGAGCTGCGCTGCATCCTGCCCGGTGGCCGTGAGATCTGGCTGCTGGGCGCCGACAACCCGGACGCCCTGCGCGGTATCTACCTGGACGCGGTGGTGCTGGACGAGGTGGCCCAGATGGCGCCCCGGACCTGGGGCGAGGTGATCCGCCCGGCCCTGTCCGACCTGAACCGGGAGGGCCTGGCCGTCATGATCGGGACCCCGTTCGGCATGGCCAACGAGTTCCACCGGTTCTACACCTTGGCGGCGGACACTCCCGGGTGGATGCGGTCCATGCTGACCGTGAACGACACGGGGGCGATCAGCCCGAGCGAGATTGAGGCCCTGAAGCGGGAAACGCGGCCCGAAGAGTACGAGCAGGAGTATCTGTGCAGCTTCAGTGCTGCGGTGAGAGGGGCTTTCTATGCGGCCGAAATGGCGCTGGCTGACCGCCAGAAACGTATCACGCGGGTTCCGCACGACCGGCTTCTACCGGTCCACACCAGCTGGGATCTGGGCGTTGCCAATCGAACCGTCGTCTGGTTTTGGCAGGTGGTCGGCGCCGAGATACGGGCGATTGGCTGCAAGGCTTACTCGGGGACCGGGCTGCCGGAGATTGCGGCGGATCTGGGCACGCTCGGGTACAGCTGGGGCACGCATTACGCGCCGCACGACTCGCGGGTACGCGAACTTGGATCGGGGAAGAGCCGCCTGGAAATCGCGCACTCTCTGGGGCTGAAGTGGACCGTGGTCCCCGAGGTCGGGCTCCAGTCCGGCATCGAGGCCACCCGGGCCATGCTCGGCCGGGTCTGGTTCGACGCCGAGGCCTGCGCGGACGGGATCGAGGCCCTGCGGCTGTACCGGACCGAGTGGGACGATGAGCTCAGGGTGTTCAGCAAGAAGCCGCTGCACGACTGGACGTCAGACTACGCCGACAGCGTTAGAATGTTCGCGGTGGGCAGCCAGGGACGGCAGCCCGGGCGTGACCCGATCCCCTACCGGGACAAGGTGGTGGCGTAATGGACGACAAGGCACTGGTCGGGCTGCTCCGGCGGCAACTGAAGGCGGCCCAGGACAACGGGCCTGACCCGGCCCAGCTCAAGAAGGCGGTCGATTACTACTACGGCCGGCCCCGGGGCGACGAGGTGCCCGGCCGGTCCCAGGTCCAGAGCCTGGACGTGGCGGACATGATCCACGCGGTCATGGCCCAGATCCTGCCCAGCTTCACCCAGGACACCATCTGCCAGTTCGAGCCGGACGGGCCGGAGGACGACGCTCTGGCCCGGCTGGAGTCGGACGCGGTGAACCGGGTCATCATGGAGTCGAGCCGGGGGTACGCGGTCCTGTACCAGGCCATCAAGGACGCCCTGCTGCTCAAGAACGGAGTGGTCAAGGCCTGGCTGGACGACACGGGCGACTACCGCCGGATCCGGGTGGCCCCCATCGACCCGCTCAAGTTCGTGGTCGGCGCCAACCAGGACAGCGTGCTTCTTGAGGACTACGGCGGGTTCTGCGCCGAGCAGAAGTCGTACACCCGCGGCGAGCTGGTGGACATGGGGCTCGACAAGGACCAGGTCGGCCGCATCAGCGCCGGGGCGGACCTGGACGCGGACGGCATGGCGACCAACGCCCGGGGCCGGCAGGGCCAGGAGCCGGACCGGGCGGACGCCGGGTGGGCGAACGAGGTGGTCACGGTCTGGGAGTGCTACTCCGAGCTGCCCGAGGGCGAGGACGGCACCACGGCGGTCCTGCACCGCTGCCTGATCGGTGGCCAGGAGCTGCTGCTGAAGGAGCGGGCGGACTACCTGCCCTACGCGGCCGGGACGGGGGTCATCGAGCCGCACAAGTTCTGGGGCCTGTCGGTCTACGACCGGCTGAAGACGGTCCAGGACGCCAAGACGGCCATCCAGCGCCAGTGGCTGGACAACCTGGCCAACTGCAACAACACCCGGGCGGTGGTCAACGACCGCATCAACCTGTCGGACTTCACCGACACGAGGCCCGGCGGTGCGGTGCGGATGGACGGCAGCGGCCCGGTGCAGGAGGCGATCATGCCCCTGGCCGTCATGGACGCCGGCCCGGCTGCCATGTCGTTCCTGCAGTACATGGACCAGGTGCGGGCCGACCGGGGCGGGGCCGCCCTGCAAATGGCCAACGCCGAGGCCCAGCTGACCGGCGCCGCCGTCGGCAGCCAGGGTGTCGATCGGATTTACAGTGTGCAGGAGGCCATGGCCGGGATGATCGCCCGGACCCTGGCCGAGACCCTGCTGCGGTCCCTGTTCCTGCTGGTGCACCGCCTGCTGCGGACCGAGCTGGCCGAGCCGCTGACCCTGCGCCTCGCGGACCAGTGGGTGCAGGTCGATCCGACCCAGTGGAAGCCCCGGGACCGGGTGAACATCAAGTCCGGGCTGTCCCCGGGCGAGAAGGCCCGGAAGCAGGCGGCCCTGTCCCAGGTGATCCAGTACCAGTGGGCGGTCCTGCAGGCCGGCCAGGACGGGACGATGGTGACCCTGCCGAACCTGTACAACGCCTACCTGGACTGGGCGAGCGCGAACGACCTGGACGCGGGGGAGAAGTACTTCACCGACCCGCGCAGCCGGACCAGCCAGGCGGCGGCCGAGCAGAAGGGCCAGCAGGCCCAGCAGCAGCAGCAGATGCAGACCCAGATGCAACAGGCCCTGCTCCAGATCGAGCAGGCGAAGATCGAACTCGACAAGTACAAGGCGGATCTGGATGCCCGAATCAAGCTCATCGACATCAGGGTCGGCGCGGAAACCGAGGAAGCCAAGATCGTCGGCTCCGCCACCCTCGAACTCCAGCGAGTCCAGGCCCAAGCCGACGCTGCCGCTGCCGGCGGAGACGCAGGAGGCGGTGCTGTGGCTGCTGGAGGAGGCCGAGCGGCAGCTTAACGCCGAGCTGCTGGCGGGCTGGTTCGCGGCCCGGGCCAACCCGGACGCGTTCCAGGCCCGGCGGAAGGGCGTCGAGGAATACAAGCTCCGGGTCAAGGCCCTGTTGACGAGGCCGAGCTGATGTCAGACACTCCCCTACAGACGTTGCAGGAGGCCACCGGAGACGGTCCGGCCCCCGCCCGGATCAATGATCCGGTAGGCGACATCGCAAAACTGCTTCAGCCGGAATCTGCCCCGGCCGAGCAGGCACCGCCGGAGACGGCGGCCCCGGCAGAGCCGCCCAGTGAGAGCTGGGATTTCACGTCACTGGCTGAGAAGCTGGGGACGGACCCCGAGAAGCTGTACCACGGCGTCAAGGTCGCCATGCCTGACGGCACGCAAGTGTCTGTCGGGGACCTGAAGGATGCGTTTCGTCCCGCGGCCGAGCTGGAGAAGGCTCGGTCCAAACTGGTGGAAGACGACACCGCCAGAAGCCGGGAGGTTGCGCAGGCCCGTCAGGAACTGGCTGCCTTGGTGAGCCTGCTCGACCAGCGCCAGCTGACCCCGGAGATGATCCAGGAGGCCGGTCGCCAGTCGGAGCGGCAGCGCCAGACGGAGGCCGAGCGGTTGCTGCAGCGGATCCCCGAGTGGAAGGATCCGATCGCCAAGGCAGCGGACTGGGCGGACATCCGCAAGGCGGCCCGGGAACACGGCTATTCGGACGCGGAGATCGCCCTGGCGGAACAGGGCTTCGCGGACCACCGGATGGTGTCCATCTTGCGGGCACTGGCTCGGACCCCGAAGCAGGCTGCTCCGAAGCCGGCGGCGAAGGTGGGCGCGAAGCCGACCGCTGGCACCCCCAGCCCGGCCCAGCGTCATGGACAACTGAAGGCAGCCGTCAAGCAGGGCAGGATGTCCCCGGAGGCGGCCGTCGCGGCTCTACTGAAGGGAAACTGACATGGCTGCTCTGACCGCACTCGACGCCCAGGCCGACCTTTCCGGCGTTGCCACTGGTGGCGCCGTCAACGAAGACCTCATGGCCAAGATCTGGGACATCTCCCGGATCCCCCTCCCCGGCCTGGACCGGATCGGCCGCGGGACCGTCTCCAGCTACAAATACGACTGGATCCGTGACCGGCTGGCGGCCGCAGCGGCCAATGCCTGGGTGGAGAACGCGACCTACGCCGCGTCCGCCTCGGGCGTGACCGACTTCGCCAACAGCGCCACGGCGGCCCTGAACCGGTTCCAGAACCACATTCAGGTGTCCGTGAAGGCGGTCGCCGTGTCCGAGATGGCCCAGGCGGTCAGCTCGGTGGGCGGCCAGGGCGGTCTCGCCTACAACCTGATGGTGGCCCAGCGCGAGCTGATGCGGGACATCGAGTACAGCATCTTCGCGGTCAATGCCGCGTCGGTGGCGGGCAACGCGGCCAGCACGGCGGCAAAGACGGCCAGCTACGCCTCGATCCTGGACGTCACGGCCAGCAACGTGGTCCTCTTCGACACGTTCGCCCAGGCGGGCTCCGGCATCACCCAGGGCGGCTGGGAGACCAGCGGCAACACCTTCGCGGCCCTGACCGGCACGGCGACGGCGGCGGCCCTGGCCGAAGCGGACATCCGCGGGGTGGTCAAGAACCTGTACAAGAACGGGGCCTGCGACACCGAGAAGTCGCTGGTGGCCATGACCACGGTGGACCTCAAGGAGGTCATTTCCGCGTACATGTACACCAGCACGGCGCGGATCGGCTCGTTCGTCAAGGAGACGGGCGACCGGGCGGGCCTCGCGGTCGGCAACGTGGAGTACTTCCAGACCGACTACGCCCTGCTCGAGCTGGTGGCGAACCGGTTCATGTCCACCATCACCCTCACCAACGCCTTCACGCCGCTCTGGATCTTCGACCCGGCCCAGTTCGAGCTGGTCTACCTGCGCGGCCCGACCACGTCGGCGCTGGCCAAGCAGGGCCTGGTCGATGTCCGGCACGTGTCGGCCTACTGGGGCACCCGGTTCCACCCGGAGGCCTGCGGCGGTGTGGTCGGCATCGACGCCAGCTCGGCCATGACGGCGACCTAACGTGTCCAAGGCGCCCCTGCGGACGGCGGTCCGGGTGGACGATCGCAAGGTCTCCACCCGGATCACGCAGCCGAACGAGTCGGACATCCTGGCGGCCAACCGCCGGGCCCAGCAGACGCCGGGCGGCCGGGGCTGGGGGGCGCGGATCCCGGACATCACCCGGGAGAAGTGGCGCCGGGAGGGGCGGGAGGACCTGCTGCGCGGGGACCGGAAGGCCCTGGAGCGGTACGTGGCCAGCCCCGAGGGCCGTAAGTACAGCACCATGCCGCGGGGCAGGTCCCGGGCGTTCAGTTTCGGAGGGCTCTGACATGGCGGGCAAGTGCAGGGGCGCATCGCGGGGCGTCGAGCTGGGTGACGTGACGGGCGTCTCGGGCGTGACCGACACCTGGAACGTGCCGGGCAAGAAGGCGCGGCTGGTCCGGGCCTACGCCGAGGGCCGGGCGAACGGCACCAACACCCACGCCACCAATTCCGAGGCCTGGAAGGCCCACGCCTGGGGCGTGAACAATCGGGCCAATTCCGCCTACGCCTACGAAACGGCGGTGCCCTGATGGGCGTCGGTAGCATGGGCGGCCGCCTGCACCCGCTGGTGCGGGGCGGGTCGATGGCAAGCCGGTCGGCGGACGTGCCGGCCCTGGTCACGCCCCGTCTCACCAATGCGGCCAGCTACTTCGAGGATTTCGTCGGCGTGGCGGTTGCCGCGGAACGGTTTGGCGAGACCCCGCCAAATCTGTACGGGCATCCGGCCTACGAGTACCGATCCCTAAACCTGGGCGGCGGCACGGTCGGCCTGAGCGGTTCCACGAGCGCTTTTGGGGTGCTGCAACTGGCCCCGGCCAGCGGCGGCGGCTTCATGGTGTCAACTCCGGGGCGCAACACCACGACGGGCGGCGCCTTTGCGGCCGGCGCGGCGACCAAATCAGTCGGGATGTGGCGCTGGGCATTCGGCGGCACGTCATCCAATCGGATCGAGGGCATCGGCTGGGTCCGGCAGTCACTGGCCACGTCCACGGATTGGGTAACCGACCCGGACACGGCTCTGGCGACCACGGACGCGTTCCTCGTGACGCGCAACTCATCGGCGTACTCCGGCGACACGGCCGGCGATATGGTCATGCGGGTCTACTCGACCGGGGGAACCGATAACGACAGCTTGCTGCTCAAGGCGAGCGGCAGCCAGGACACCAATTACCACAAGCTGGAAATCGCCTTCGACGGTGCGGGCTCGATGCGCTGGTACTGGGACGGGACACTGGTCTGGACCAAGACCCTGGCTGCGCTGGCGGACACCGTTTACCGCCCCGTGATCGGTATCGTCCCGGCGGCGGCAAGCAAGATCATCCAGGCGGATTGCCTCTACCAGGAAGTCGGCTTCTCGACGGCGAGGTAGGCCCGTGTCCCGCCTCGGGCCCCTGATCCGCACCGCGACCAGCTCCCTGACCCGTAGCGTCAGGCCCCCCGACCTGCCCAGGTTGATGACCGGCGAGGTGCGAAACGCCTGCTACTACTGGGACGACTTCTGGGGCGACACCGTGGCCCCCTATCGTTTCGAAGACGCCGGGGCCGCGTCCGTCCTGTTCGGTACGCCGACCTGGGTCGCCGTGCAACTGGCCGGAACGACCGGGCAAGTCGGCTGTCACGGCAGCAATCCAGAACTGGGCCAGTTCGGCACCCTGAACATCCAATCCGGCTCCGGTGACGGCGACACCATGCAGGTCGGGACCGGTGGCAAGTCCATCAACCCCGGCAATGACTTCATGGTCCTGGGGCACCTGTCCTACGATTCCGTTGGAATGTGGCGGTGCCGGGTGCAGGCCGGCACCAGCACGTCATTCATCTGGGGCGTCGGCTGGATCGGCGGCGGCTTCCCGGACACCACGAATTGGGTGACGGACCCGGACGCAACCTTTGTCACGTCAAGCGACCGGGCCCTGATCATCCACCAGCACAATTCCGCGTATAGCGGGGACGGCGCCGGGGACATTGTGGCCCGTTACTACAACCCGACACTGGCCGCGAACCAGAGCCTGGTGCTGGTGCCGGGCGCCGATCCCAGCGTCATGCGGAAGTTCGAGGTCGGCAGCTCGGGCGGCGTGCTGCGGTTCTACGTTGACGATGAGTACAAGGGGTCCATTACCGGGACCTGGAGCCAGGAGGAGTTCCGGGCGTGCGCCGGAATCACCCGGGTCGGGACGGGCGGCACCCCGCGGGCGCTGATCATTGACGCCTATTACCACGAGATTTCCACCGGCACGGCCGGGAGGTAGGTCATGGACTACACGGCATTCCAGGCCCTGGTGGCGAGCTACCTGCACCGGTCAGACCTGACCAGCACCATCCCGACCTTCATCGAGCATGGGCGGGTGCGAATCGGGGATGTACTGCGCGTCCCGGAGATGGAGTCCACGGACACGATCACCCTGACCAACGGCGTCGGGGCCCTGGACGCCAACACCGTGGCCGTCCGATCCGTGACCGGCCCGACCATTCCGCTGATCCAGGCCGATCCGGACACTATCGCCTTCCTGACTTCGGAAAGCGCGTATTGCGTGGTGGGCCTGAGCATCTACGCCCCCGGCTGCGCGACGGTGGATGCGGTCACCTGGGAGCGACCGGTGACCCTGCTGGGCGCTGCCGGCACCGAGACCAGGCCGTTGTTGACCGCGTACCCCACCATCTGGCTGTATGCCGCCCTCATCGAGGCCTATCGTTACCTGGACGACCCGGAAAACGAACTGCGGATGCAGGACCGGTTCGATGAGGAAGTGCGCCGGGCCAACAATCGGGCCAAGTCCGTTCGGTACGCCAAGCCAGCGATGAATGACGGCGTGATCAACGTGTCCGCTGGCGGGCCGGGGCTGTAATGGCCTGGGCCCAGTTCAGGCTGTCCGGGGCCGCCCCCGACCTGCCGCCGGACGCACTGCCGGCCGAGGTCTGGACGCAGGTCTACAACGTGCACTTCCGGGACGGGGTGGCCGAGCGGTACATCGGCAACTTCGACGCGGCGGTGACCGGCACGGCGAAGACCCGTTACGAGTTCCTGGCATCCCTGCGCTCAAGCACTAGCCAGGAATCCCTGATCTACGCCGGCAACGACATTGCCGGGCCCCGGGCGCGGATCGGCCAGTATCTGCCCGGGACGGGGCACGCGGATGTCACGCCGGGCGGCTGGGCGGCCACCGCGGCGACCTCGATCAACGCCTGGACCGGCGGCCCGCTGGCCCTGGGGCTGCTGGTCAACGACATCACGCACCAGCCGGTCTGGCTGTCCCCGGCGGCGGCGGCCACGGTCCTGACCGGCGGGGCGTACCGGTTCGGGGCGCTCCGGCCGTATAAGTACATGGCGGTCGGCATTTCCGACGTGCTGACCCCGGCCCTGCAGACCGTCCGCTGGTCGGCCTCGACCACGGCCGGGACGGCCCCGAACACCTGGACCCCGGCCGCGACCAACGACGCGGGCAGCTTCGACCTGACCGACCAGAGCGACGGCTACCCGGTGGACGGCGGCCAGCTGGGCGAGGACTTCGTGCTGTACGCCGACAACTCCATGCACCTGATGACCTACGTGGGCGGGTCGCAGGTCATGATCCGGCGCCGGCTGTCGTCCCAGACCGGCGTGCTGTCCCGGAACTGCTACGCGGACGTGGGCTTCGGGCACGTGGTCCTGACCCCGGAGGACGTGGTGCTGGTGACGGCCCGCGGGATCGAAAAGTCCCTGGTGAACGGCCGGAACCGCCGGCGGATCTTCACCGGCCTGTTCAACAGTTCGGACCAGCGGCACCTGGGCAGCCAGGTCTGGTTCGACAAGCGCATGGGCCGGGTCTGGGTGGTGACGCACCAGGGGCTGTCCCAGACCTGGCTGTCCCGGGCCTACGTCTGGGAAGTTGCCACCGACACCTGGGGCGAAGTGGAGTTCTATTCGGACGGCACCGAGAACTTCGCCTGCGCCACGTTCGGGGCCTTCGAGGCGGCGACCGGGGCCCAGCCCAAGCTGGTCATCGGCGGCAAGGGGGCGGGCGTCACCCTGGGCCAGGCCGGAGTGGTGGTCGCTGAGAGCAACACCGCGGCCAGCACGTCCGGCAACACTTCGGAGCTGTACAAGTCCGACCTTGACCTGGGCGATGCCAGCCGGGTGAAGCGCGTCAAGGGCATCCGGCTGCGGGCGAGCTCGGCGACCGCCGGGGTCACGGTGCAGGTGTCGGTGGCGGGCAAGTACGCGGCGGACGGCACCTACACCTACCCGACCAACCAGACCTGGACCCTGAACAGCACCCAGTACCTGCCCATCGACACGTCGGGGCGCTGGTTCAGCGTGCGGATCCAGTCGGCGGCGCTTGGGACCAAGGCCTGGCGGTGCTGGGGCTTTGACCTGGACGTGGTCGATAACGGGGCCTGGTGATGCGCTACACCCCCCGCCGGCAAGAGCCGGTCCAGGAGTTCGAGGAGCTGGAGCGGGTGCTGGGCCAGCCCACCTTCCCGTTCCTGTTCCTGGAGACCCTGAACGCGGCGCCGGGCAAGCCGCAGGACGGTATGATCGCAAAAGCGGACGGCGTGAACTGGAACCCGGGCGGCGGCGGTGCCGGGGTCTATTGCTACTACGCCGCGGCATGGAACCGGTTGGGGTGACGTATGGGACTGTTCGACTCACTGTTTGGCGGTAGCAAGTCCAGCTCGGCCCCGAGCTCGGTCTGGGGCACCCAGGCGCCGTTCCTGCAAGGCCTGTACCAGCGGGCTTACGGGGCGAGCCTCGGGCAGGGCGCGGGCGGGCCGATGGTCGGTGGCCAGCCGGCGACGGGCGGCGGCGGTGGCGGTGGCAGGGGCGGCGGCCTGGTTGGCCCGTGGGGTCTGCCGGTGGGCGGCGGTCGACGCGGCACCCAGCCGGTCCCGACGGGCGGCGGCGCGGCGCAGTACGCGGACCCGCTGCAGGGCCTGGGCGGGAGCCTGGCGACCCAGGGCCAGCAAATGCTGGGCAACCTCGGGATGCTCGGCCAGTTCGGCAACCCCTACGTGCAGGGCCAGATCGGCCAGCTCGGGCAGGGCCTCGGGCGGCTGTTCAGCCAGCAGATCGCCCCGACCATTAACAGCACGTTCGCGGCGGGCGGTACCTACGGCGGCGACCGGCAGGCGCTGGCGCTTGGCCAGGCCGGCGAGGGCATCGGCCAGCAGTTCACCGCGGGCGCCCTGGACCTGCTCGGCAACAGCAGCCAGCTGGCGCTGAACGCCAACCTGGCCGGCCTGGGCGGGCTGGGTAGCGTGTTCCAGCAGGGCAACAACGCGGTGTTTGGGAGCCTGCCGGGCCTGTCGGCGCTGCTCGGCGGTCCCACCGTGCTGGGCGGGGGCAGCTCGAGCTCCAGCCAGAACGGCATCTTTGCGCCCCTGAAGCTGTTCGGAGGCTGACATGGCCATGACCTGGCAGGACAACCTGGTGCAGGCGAACAGCCTGATGGACTTCCTGCTGAAGGGGCCGCAGCGGCGGGTGCAGGAGCGGACCAGCGCCCTGACGCCGTTGATGCGGCAGCTGCCGACCACGGTGGCGGCGGCGCTCGGCCCGCAGCTGACCAGCAACGACCCGAACCTGCAGCGGCAGGGGCAGGGGCTGCTGGCGGAATACCTGCGCCGGGCCAGCCCGGAAGTCCGGCAGAGCCTTGAGTCGGCCCGGCTGAACGACCAGTCCCAGCGGTTCGGCAACACCCTGCAGGGCCGGGCGGACCAGCGTGCCCAGCAGGCGGCTGACCAGCAGGCGGCCATGTTCCCGGGCCAGCAGCAGGAGCAGGGGCTGCGGAACCGGCTGCTGCAGGGGCAGATACTGGGCCAGGATATGCAGAACCGGCAGCTGCAGGACGCGATCCAGAACGCGCCCCGGCCGATCCCGCCCGGCTACATCGGGCCGGTCATCGAGCAGGGGAACCTGGCCAATGCGGCCCGGGAGGGCGCCGGGGCGGCCCGGACGCTGGCGAACATCTGGGAGCAGGCGGGCACCTTCGACCCGGTGCGGAACCCGGAGATCCAGGGCACGGCCACCTATGCCGCCATGGGCACGGTGCCGATCCTGCAGCAGATGCTTAACTCCGGCACCCTGAACGAGGGGGAGATGGACGCCTTCTCCGGCCTGATCGGCGACCTCCAGAACCCGGTCAGCGCCTGGCAGCGGATCAGCAAGCGGGATCCGGCCGTCATCCAGATGCTGCGGACCTTGGCCGAGCGGGCGGACCGGAACCAGCAAGCCATCGCCCGGAGCCCGGTCGGCCCCTACATCGACCCGACCAGCCTCACCCCGATGGTCCCCGGCTGGCAGCCCCCGCCCGGCACGGTCCCGCTGGACATGCCGATCACCGGGGAGGGCCAGTTCCAGAACCGGGGCAGCGGCATCGACCCGGCGCGGGGCCGGAACGCCCTGGGTGAGCAGCTGGGCCGGGGCATCGCCGCCCTGCCCGGCATCCTGGCCGAAGGCTTCCGGTCCCGGGGTCCGTAATGGCGCTGGGGCAGGCCCGACTCGACCCGAACACGGGGCAGGTCTACGTCCTGGGTGCCCAGGGCTGGACCGAGGCCGACCCGGAATCCGCCTACGTCGCCCTGACGGCGGGGGCGCTGGGGGCGTTCGGGGAGGGCATGGTG